TGCATTGACGCGTTCACCGCGGAGGTACGTGGATTCCATATCATCAATGAGGCCATGAATTTCATCAGTCACGTCCATGTCAGTCGAATTGGCTTCATCCACATAGAACATAAAATGTTTCTTGGATTTCTGATAGGGCATACCGGCGCTCGTATTTCTATTCAGTTTGTCACAATATATTACACCTGGAGCACCATTGATTGCTACGCTTCGTGGATATACATGGATATCACTCAAATTTGCACCCGCGGTCTCCAATTTATACATACTGAAGGCAGCTGTGAGCACATCTGAGCGAATCATGGAGTTAGGAGCTGTCATATCTGTGAGGGCTTTGAGCCAAGGACGTCTATCCAATATAGGTGGGAAGCGATCAATTACGTATCCATGCTTCATTAGTGCCGGAGCGAGAAGTGTAGTCTCGACATGTGATTTAGGATTAGCTCTGAATCCAACGATGGATCCAATCACTTCTCCGACACCATTGTCGATTTTATTGAAGACGCTCTGTACGTCAAGTGCGCGCAATGTGCGTTCACACGATGGAGCAGAAATATTGATCTTGCCTCTTGAGACAAAGTTTGGTTCGAGTCTATTACATCCATCCAGAACGATTGCCCGGGATACGAACATTGCTTGGACTCGGTCTCCACGCCCTAAGGTGTGCAAACCAAGAATGACATGGCCAGGTCCTTGAGTAACGATTAGGGGAGTTCCACAATCACCGCCTACAGTAGGTGTAGCGGTGCGGCCCTCCCACACTGAACCACTCACAAAGCGATCGTGCACGGGCCAGGTTGTTAGCTCCCGACGCAGATTAACTATTGGACGTGACCAAGGTTGGCCATCTGCCGAACGACCTATATATTTACCATCTAAAAGTCCCATAAAGTCGGGATTAGGGAAGTATGGAACTAGGTTCGTGCCGGGTGGACGACAACGCAAGTGGATGAAGGTCAAGTCACATTCTGGCACATGATACACCATATCTGAAGTGATCATTATCTCCTTCTGGTTGGTTGTGATGGCCCCTTGCATTTCCGAAACAATCTGAAGAATAAAGGGGGTTTTGGGTGGAACCGCGTGCGTATTGAGCATATAAACACTACCGCGAACGTTGAGTGCTGATGTACGTTGTCCTCCTGGATTTTTACACATGTCAAATTTCACAACTCCTTTTCGCACATTGGCTTCAAAGATAGTGGGATCCTGCCCACGACTTGCTAAAGTAGTTTGGGAAAGATCGCACACGGAGAAAGGAGCGGCAGGTTCGTAGCTAGGTGAATCTCTGGGAAATTTATCTGAGGCTGGTGCCTTAGAAGAGGTGATCCCCTGGACTTCGCACTTGAATGTTGAATAGAATTTGAAGCACATGGCCAAGCCAGCGACTGCGGTTGTAATACCAACACCAATTTTAGCAAGTTTGTTAACATTACCAAATGATTGCTGGGCAGCCTCACCTGCAGCGCCAATAGCGAGACGGAAAATAGTTCTCTTGTGGCGTGACTCGTAGATCCATTTCTCAAACCATAGTCGGCCCCATATGAGGCATGCAATTAGGTTGAGAAAATAAGCGTGATGGATATACATCCAAATGAAAATGGTGTTAAAACCAGGACTGATTTCACGCTCATTCATCAAAGCAGTTGCCGAGAAAAAGGATTGAGGTAATTCAGGTACATTGTAATAAGTGGGGACTGTATCCCGCCCATTGATAGCTTGCATTGCAATCTCTCCAAATAAGTCGTGATCATGCTCAGGTGAATCAGACTGTACACTGAGACAAACGCAGTTCTCAGGAAAAAGATTTCTACATGTAAGACATCGTTCGGCGTTATACTGCTCTGCACTCGCGTTGCGTACAGAATCATCCCAATCTCTCTGAGGGTCATAGGGTGCTGGTTCAGGTCCATACACCGCACAGGTACATAAGCGCAATGGGACTTTGCAGTCTTCACATAGTTTGGCTTCAACCATA